TCACCTATCTGTCTTCTTAATTGTTGTTGTTTATATACAGTCTGCTGACGTTCTTTTCTAATCTGCCCTTCCATAGCTAAAAGCTCTTCGTAAGCTCCAGGTCCATGTGTAAGATTTAAAAATGTCTTGAGTTCATACCTTTGTTCCTCAAGTTTCTTCTTGGCTGCAAAAGCGGATAGAGCTGCCTCCTCAATCGAACCAGCCTTAAACAATTTGCCAAACAGGGGAGGGTTTTTAGCTTGTTTTTCAGCATTGTCAACATCAGAAACAGCTCCCATCCAGCGTCCAATATCTCCAGACATTTGTTCAATATCACGACCCATAGCAAAACCTTTTTTGATTGCATCAAAGGCTTTACTTGCTACGCCTACGGCTACTGAAATTGTTACTGGATCTATTTTGGAACTCCATTAGAAAATGCCTTGAAACTTTTGAGCTCTGGCTATTGGTGAAAACTTCTTTATCATACCACCTTTACTCTTTTTTAGTGGCTTTTTTTGATTTACTTTTTTTCTTCGGTTTATTGATTTGGGCTTTGACTTCCCCGCTTTCGACAACGCTATCGCTACTGCTTGCTTCTGTGGGTATTTCTCTTTCTTCAACTTGCGTATGTTCTTGCTGATTGTTTTCTGGCTCGATCCTCTCTTCAATGGCATCTACTACTCCTTCTTTTGCAAGTCGTCTTTGTATTTTTTTTTGTTTTTCTTGTGCAATCATACCTGCACGAACTGAACTAACCATCTTTTATCCTTTCATTTCCTTAAGAGCTGCTATATCTCTTTTGGTTTGATCGTTTTGATTTGCTATTTCTTCTTGTTGATCTAGTCTTTGTTGATCTAACAATACGTCATTTCTTTCTTTTTCTTCTTTAAATTGTTGTTGTGCACTGAACTGATCTTGCTTCTGTTGTATTTCTTGTCCTCTTAATGCCAACTCTTGTTTTCTTATTGTTACTAATGGGTCCTCTGTTGGAGGCGGTGTAATTGATTGTGCATATTGTTCACTTATTTCACTTGCTAATTCCGCTGCTCTTGCAGCAATTTGATCTTGTATCTGTTTCATTGCATTAGGGTCCTGTTGCATCATCATTTGTTGCTCTGGTGGTATTTGTGCTGTTACTTCTTGTTGTGCCTGTATCTCTGACATTAAAGCAATGTGTTCAGATATGTGACCTTGTAGATTCATAACAATAGAAGCATTTGATTGTGCAATTGGTGTGGCTATCATAGCTAAATGAGCTGATATGTGTGCTTGATGGTTTTGTTCTGGAAATGCTTGTAATACACCACCCCTTAATGCTTCTTGATTTTCTTTAGCTGGATTCATGGGCATCGGCTGTGGTGGAGGCTGCAACACAGCGTCTATGTTTGTAACACCTAATGCTTCATACATCTTTCTATAGGCTTGATACATTCCGTTTTGCCCATGAATTTCTGGATTGCTTTGTGCTAATTGTAATTGAGTTTGAGCTAAAGCAATACGTTGTGACATAGAAAATATATTAGGATCTGATACTGGTAAGACATCTATTCTTTGGTCAAAATCGGATTGTTTTATTTCTGGCGGAGCACCTGGTACTTGATACGGATATAGTGGTGTACCCATTGCAAATATTCTAGATAGAATTTTAAATTCTATTTTTTGTGAGTAATGAAGACGTTTATGAATAGCTGACATAACCTTTGTGCCACGTTCCATAATAGCCATAGTTGTGCCTACAGGAGCGTTGCCTTGCATCTCGCCAACTTTCATATCAGCCATAGATGCAAAACGTCTGCCAGAGTCTATTAATGTTCCCATTAGAGAATATAATGTTTGTGATGGTTCTTTAAATGGCAATGGCATAATAGCTTGACGTAAATCCATACCTACCATATCCACATCTCTAAATTCACCTGGATTCAGAGGTGTTTCATCGTCTCTAATTCGTGCACCTCGTGCTTTAAATCCAGCAGGTAAATTTGATAATGTTCCTGCATCTATTAATTGTCTTAAAATTGATGTCGAAGCTCTTGATAAGCCTCCTATCATATGTGTAAGACCAAAGCCATAAAACCCAAGACCAGGCAAAAACTTATAGTGTACAAAGTAAGGTATTTTACTGCGTAACGGATCGGCTTCGTTGAAATTCCTTTTGATTGATAATACTTCACCAGATGACTCCACTATGGTTACGATATAGGGCATCTTGAGTCCAGTGGCTTCACCTTGAGGATTCATATCCTCAAAGCCTGGTAAGTCTAAGTCGGTGTGTATTTCATATAATGTAAGTTCTTCGTTATAGTTTGATGAACTCATGCCTTCAATATCTTTAATTGTTTCTTTTACCTCATCATAATTGTCTGTATCTGCCTCTGATGTAGGTAGCTCAATATCCTTGTAAAACCCAGTAAGTTGCAACTTTCTTATTTCATTCGAGTCCATGCGAATTACATGACAAATCCTCGTGGATGTCTTTAAATCTGTTGCATTGTAAGGAACTATAAGATCCTCTGCATGAACAAACTTTGACACTGCTCGTTGCAATGATGGGTCAAAATAAACTTTTTTAAACGATGATCCAACGATTGGAAGATAAAATAACATCTGATCTAACTCTGGATCATACTCCTCCATCTCGTAGGTTATTTGATAATTCATAAAATTCTTAACACGTTCAGCCTGTGCTACTATATCAGGAGTTTCTTGACCTATAATGGCTGTCTTTACAGGACCTCCTGCTGGTAGTAATTCTCTATATGCTTGTGCTTGAAACTGTGTAACAGATTCAGCAAGTAATGGATGGACTATGCCTGATGCACCTTCAAAAGGTTCTGCTCTGTCTTCATAGTTCATGCCAAGTAATTCAAGACCATTTTTATATTGATCTTCCCACTCTTTACGAGAGTTTATATCTTCTTGTATCTCACTTACAATTTCGGTGGATATTCTGCCAAGATCAGCGTCATCCATAAATTCTGCTAAGTTTGCATTAAAAGGCACTTGAATTGGAGCAATCTGTTCCTCTATCTCACCAATAACAACAGAACCATCATCCATCTCCGTAATGTTGTCCCCTATTGGTGCTTCTTCTATCTCAATAGATGTAACACCTTTAGGTGAGTCTAAGTTTTCTACTCCGTCTACCTTTTCAATAGCCATAATCTTACCTTAATGTAAATCCAGTGCCTTTTCTTGCTATGCCTCTACCACGACATATATTTTTACCTTTTTTGCCTTTAACATCTCCACCCATGCCAAACTTCTCAGCTAGGTCTGGATTCATCTTTTGTTGCACAGACTCAGGTAGTTTGGAAAATCCTTTAAACTTTGGTGGAATTGCTTCACCACCCTCTTTCATTTTAAGTATTCCTGCTTTCAAACCAAATTCTTTTACTTCATCTACAGAAGCACCTGGCATAAGTTTTCTTATTTCTGCCATCTTTCTTCTACCAGTTGATGTATTTATTGAAACTGCTTTACCTCCAGATTTTGCCTCACCACCACCTTGCATTTCTTTAGCTTTTACTTTTTCAATTGCATCTCGTAAATTACCTTGTGTCATAAGACCTCCTTCTTTTGCCATTTTAGGCATGATCATATTTTTTTCTATGCCCATACCTCTTGGATTAATTATGCTTGCACTTTGTATAGTCATCTTAACTGGTCTTGTTTTTATTTTCTTAGCTGTTTTAGTTTTTTTTAATTTTCTTAAAACTGCAGCATCTTCTTTTTTTCTTTTATCACCAATAGGATCAACAGACCTTAATGACATTATCTCATACCTTTAAATTTACCACCACGACCACCGATGACACCACCCATGTTCATCTTCTTGACTTTACCACCATCCATCATTCCAACAGGTTGAGCCTTAGTCATATCAACAACTTCACCACCCATTTCTTTTTTATTCATAAAGGAAGCTATGATTTTCATCATTTTTGCATCTTTTCCATTAGCCAATGGTGGCTTAATATCTCTTATAGCTTTAGCTAATTCGTCAGCATCTGTTTCTGAAAATGCTTTTCTAATATTTTTTGTAACTTTATCTGCCATTAGTAATACTCCATTTTTCTTCTATAAACTGGTTCTTGTTCATCGTCATCAGGAGTAGTGATAAAACCACCCTGTCTAAATCTTAGTATAGCCTGTGTCATCGAATCTGCCAAGTCATCAAAATCTCCGTGAGGAAAACTGGCACATTCCTCAACAACCTCCTCTGCAAAATTAGCATCTGGTCTCCAAACCATACCACTTTCAAACACAGGCGCACAAGCGTTCATTCTTGCAAACTTATCTGCACCCTTACTTGGTGTGAACGGAGTAACTGGTATTCCCATACGTCTAAGCTCTTGTGTTAATGGTGTGCCACTTGCTTTTTGCTCTATCAATATCATGTCAGGATCATATGCTTCGCACAGCTCGTGTGCTTTTTGTTTAAGTTCTGGAAAATCCCATCTGCCTTTCTCGGCATCAAGCAAGATGATGGCATCTCCTTCCCCTTCAACAGGTGTAAAGATACCCCAAGTAGTAATAGCACTATAATCAGAACGCTCAGTCTTCGTGAAAGCTGTGTCATATGACTGTATGATGTAGGAACACGCAGGCGGCTCAGAACGATCCCAAACATTCCACCACTCCCTTTTTATAATTGCACCCTCTTCAGCAGTAGGGTTTTGCATATATTGTGAGTTCCATTTTGACACAGGTATAGAAGATTTAACAGCTTCTAATTCTTCTTTTGACCAATATTCTTCCCATAAAACATTACCAGTGTCAGGAAATATAGCAGGAAACTCCACGACATCCCACCTGTCAGCACCACCTTCTGATTGTTTTTGCAATACTCTTGCAGTCAAATCTT